CAGAGTCTCTAGGCCTCGTCTCCTTGTCTCCGAGCGGGTCAGACTCCTTCGTGTCTATCCTCGCCTCCACCTGCCGCTCATACAGGATCCTGATCTTGGCGGGCCGTTCCTTCCGTCTGTCTTGGCGCTCGAACAACGGGAACCCGACGATAGGTCGCAGTTCTACGAGCCCTTGGTGTGTCGTAGTCTCGCGCAGATTCGGGAGGCCTAGGGCCTGCGCCTCACCGTCTCCTTGGGTGTCGTAGAGAACGACCTGCCCGGTCCCGTCAACATAGACGTTCGCTCCGCCGCCTAGATACGCCAGGAGCTTCGCCACCGCGGCGTCCCCTTGCATATTGAATTCCCAGTTTTCTACCGGAACTGTTGACGCGACCAGGACGTGGTCACGGTCGGTCCAATTGCCAGCGCCAGCCACGGTGTCCAGAATATCTCTCGCCACCTCTTCGCCGCTCCAGGCCACTCCGTTGTTGATAGACCAGGGCGCATAGGAGACGTCGTCGCTGACGACGGTCTGCTGCGTCCGCGCGTCAGGCGGCAGGTTCCCGACTGGGTCTGACCGTCTGCGGTTTGGCGTCTTCCTGCGAACGTTGTAATAGCGCGGGACGAACACATACGCCCATTGGAATCGGCGGTCTACCAAGGTCAGAATGGTTGTGCTGGGGTTGCTGCTGGGTCCTAGGCCTAAGATCGTGAGTTGGGCAATCTCCTTTGAGTCTCCCTCGTTCTCCAATTCCAAGACGGAGCCTAGGGCTGTGCCTACAGCGAATAAACCCTGTGCTGTCTCGCGGTCTACCTCGAGTTGGACGATTGACGGAGCAACGCCGGGGACCTCGATCCACCGGGAGCCAGACTGGACCTCAAGCGGGACACCGTCTAGCCGGGCGATCACCTGCTTTGACCTCTGGTCCTGGTCTTGGGCTGGTTTGTGCTCCCGCCTGATCCTTGCGCGCTCGCTGCTATGATCTCGAACTCCTCTGTGACGGTCTTTATCGTTACGAGTTGCTGGGTGCCCTGGATCCCGCGGAACCCTGGCTGGTTGCGGCTCCTGCGCGACAACCGCACGGCCTCAGTCCCTGCCTCTGTCGTTGGAGTCGCGAGCTCGCCCAGCACGGTCGCGCCCTGACCTTCTAGGAGCACAATGCGTGGCGAGCCGCGGACCCCACCCGCGCCACCCAGCGCAGGCGAGGCTATGTCGCCCAGCGTGGTCGTGGTCGTAATCACCTGGCGGTTTAGCTTGCGGTTGGCCTGGTACTTGAATGCCTCGGTAGGGTTCGGCTCGTCGTCTGTCTCGTCGTCTGGGACGATTTCGGGCCATGTGTACCGGATAATCTTCCCGAAGTCGATTGAGTCCGTGAACTCCACCTTCCGCTCCAAGAGCGAGCCGCCAGCCGTTCCAAGCCCGGTCAGCGTCGCTTGGATCGTATGCTCGTCGAAGTTGTAGCCTGGCTCTACCGTCTCAAGAATCACAGACCCGCCCGCTACGGTCTCCATGTTCTGGGTGATCCACGGAAGAATGGTCGTATCAAACAGGCTGACCATGTCTTCCTCTACCGTCTGGTCTACGGCAGCGGTGTACTCGGCGACGATCCGCTTGAGCGGTCGTGCGGTCGGGTCGCCGTCGGTGCCCTCGTCTACCACCTTGACGATCAGCGAGGGGTCAACAATCCCTGGGTTATCTAGCTGGCCTGCGTCCTGGTTAAAGAAGACCTGCCTATAGGAGCGCTCGAACTCAACGGTGGTGTCTGTGACGTTTGGCGTATATCGCTCGGTCACGAGCTCTGCTGACCAGCCCAGAGCCGTAATGATCGTGGCTACGCGTGCGGTGATCTCCGACAGATAGATAGCGCTGGCCTTGACCACCGGCAGCCCTGGGTCCGCGGTGTATGCGCCACGCACTGTCAGGCCGCCACGCCTAGACGGGGTGTAGACCACGTCATACTCAAAGTCCTGTAGGAAGTCGTCGTCAACGGTTCGGGCTGGAATGCCAGCCTGGATCGTTACCTCGTAGAGCCTCGAGGTGTTGGTGTCGAAGCGCGGATCAGACTCGCCCACCTTGACGATCTCGGGCGTGACGTCGAACCCTGTAGCGTCCGCGTCGCTGAGCTCGAGGGATTCAGAAGACAACAGGTTGACCCTTAGCGCCTCTCTTCGGCGGGTAAACAGCTCCTCCAGGGATACGCAGGCGGCGGCCAGAATGGACTCAGACGAAGCCTGCACGACGAACCGAAAGACCACGGTAGCGTCTACGGGCCCTTTTCTGACCCTGTGTATCCCTGTCAGGTGGAGATCAGCACCCGCGCGGGATCCCGGGATAACCTGGCCCGCGTAGACAACCGACATTTCGCGAACGACTGCCACTAGGGGCCTCCGATACCTTTGGCCAGGATCTCAAGGACGTTGACGGCTCCTCGCTTCGCCAGGCCCAGCCGGTTACGACCAGCGATCAGCCGCCGCTCCTCGCGGCTCTTGAGGATTTCGTCACGCACCCGCGCGGCCTCGAATGCCTCGCCGACAGGTGTAAAGACCAGGCCACCCGCGCCCGTGTCTCCGCCAGCCGCGAAGGCGTCCTCGATCCCTCGGGCCCGCAGGCGACCCACGCCAAACGAAGCCCGCAGAACTCGTAGCGGGTCTGATATGAACGCGATCTGGTCAGTCTGCGCGCGGATTTCGCCCTCCAGCTTAGCGAACTCCTCTCGAGTGACGCCCCTAGGGATCGTGTCAATTCTAGGCTGCTCGAAATTCTCCGCGACGAAGCTGCTAACTGCTCCAACGACCTTGACGGCGGCGAAGCCTGCCGCGGCAGCTGTCAGACCTGCGCGCCCGCCCTTCGCGATTCCACGCATGCGCTCCTTGATCGACTCTTTTTTGAGCGCGCCAGCTATCAGGCCGCCGCCGAACCCAGGGCCCTTCTTCCCAGCAGGCGCTCGCTTGCCCGTCGGCCTCGTGGGCGCGCCCGGTGGTTGCCCGCGGGCCTGGTTGCCGCCGCCGCCAGCCTGCGATTCTCGGACGCGTTGTTCAGACCGCTCAGACTTAGACCGGAGTTCGCGGGCCTTTTTCTCAGCCTCCTTGGTGTTTAAGACAACCTTGATTTCAGCGCGTTCTGCCATGCTCTGAGTGTAGCAGTCGCCTATGGCGAGCTCCCAGCCCCTGTCCAGGCAGACCAGGTGTATTGTCGCTGGGCTACATAGCCGACCTCGGCGTCTAGCTCAGCCGCGACCGCTGAAGCTGAGATCAGTTGGATTCGGACACCGTCCTGCTCTGAGAGTAGCGCTATGGCGTCAAACAGGACCTGCTCGAGCTCGAGCAAACCGCGCCCTTTGGAAGTTAGGCCAGTCCCTGGCCCTGCCCCGCCCATGATCACAGTCTCGCCCCATGTGTCGCCTGCTACGGCATGAGCAATCAGGATCGTAAACTTTTGGGTGACCAGGTCTGGCTCCTCGTCGTCTACCTCCATTCCTGCAGGCAGGATCAGGCAATAGGGCCACCGCACCTGGGATCGGTAGCGCTCACCGTCGATCCCGGCGGATACGATCACCTTCCCGAAGACCCGCTCGCCGCCAAGACCTGGCCAGACAGCCGTAGCCAGCGCGGTCTTGATCAGCCCTGCTATGACAAAGGTACTAGCCACGGGCACGATCCATGAACGCTGCCAAGGTCTTTGAAACCAGCGCGTCTCCACCGTCGAGGACCGCAAGCACGGCAGCCTCGCCCAGTTCCGTCCGCGCGGCATGCGCGAAGCGCACGGCCTGGCGGGTCGCCACACGGTCTCCTGCTACAGCCAATGACGAGCGCTCGAGCTCTGAGAGGCCCGCGAATTCTTGAATGGAGACTGAGCCGCCTCCGCGCAGGAACTGCTCGCAGCCCTGCGTTAGCCGCTGCAGCCGGTCCTCTGCCGCCTGGCCTTCTGTGGCGGCTTCTACGTCCCCATAGACGCCCAGGGCTTCGGCTAGAGCCCCCATGAGACACTTCCTGTGGGCGCTGCGCCCTCTCGGATAGCCAGGAACTCGCAGAGGATCAGGTGCTCGGTGCGTGCCGCCATGCTTACCTCGATCTCCTCAGCCGCGCGCGGTATCGCCATTGCAAACGTGAAGCCTGGATAGTTGGAATCCTTGGGAGTAAAGACCAGCGCTGCGGCGTCTTGGGATCGGAACCAGCCAGCCTTCTTGGCTCCTGGGAACTGGACAAAGCCCGCCGATACATTCGGGAAGACCGCGGCGATAGACGTTGACAGGAACCCACGCAGCGCGAGACCGACCCGATAGACCGCGCCTACAAATAGCTCGTCTACGATCTCAATGCCGAACTCCTCGGCCTCTATTGGCGTCTGAGACGCTGTGCGGAGAAGCTGAACGTCCCGAATGAGCCCTAGGTCAGTTCCACCGAACGACACAGAACCAGGGACTCTGAGCGCGTCCAGAGCGCTCACGTGGCCCGCCTGGCGATCTCCTGCTCGATCTCTTTAACCACCAGGCTCCTCTCGTCGTCGCCAATCTCTATAAACCTGCGCTCTCTTACGTTTAGAGTAAACGTCGGTTTTGAAAAGAGCCAGCCCAGCCCAAACTCTCGGCGAGACCGATCCTGCCGCAGCCAGATAGCCAGCTGCCGCCGCCCGGTCGCGTTGAGCGTGAGCGTCACGGCCCCGCCCTCGTTCTGGATCGAGGCGTAGCTTACGCTCGTCCCGACCACCAATTCAGACCCGCGCACCTCCCATGTCAGCGATCCCTTCAGGCGGCCCGTGTCCTCCACTGCTGGCCGCGGCTGGAACCTGCGCCCCTTGGGGAAGCCGCCCGCGTTGAGATCCTTCACGATCCCAGCCACGTTAGGCGTCAGCCGTGGCGCCCAGGCGTCGCCTGACGGAGACCGCTGCAGCCTCCAAGACCGCTGGAACCTCGAGGTCAGCAGCGCGCCGATACCGTCCAGCACCTCTTCTACGGCCTGGGCTGACAAGGAATCGGTTAGGAGGTCGATCTGATCCGGCGACACCCGAACCTCTACCGTCACTCGTCCTCGTCCCCGCCGCCGACCGCATTGGGCACGAAGCCTCTCCACCGGGAGCGGTCCTGGTCAGGCCGCGAGCCCGCGCGCTCGGTGGAAGGATCCAGCGTAGAGCTCGAGGTCGGGCTGATCCGCTGCTCGGAGCCGCGGGTGGTAGCGATCTGGACAAGGCCTCGGTTCCAGCGCTCGGTGACCTGCTGCGTATTCCTGCCGGTTATCCCGGAGTACTGCATAAGGAATACGAGCACACCTTGCACGGCAATGGCCACATGGAGCGCGTCTGTGTCGTCGTAGGCTATCCCGGTCTCTATAAGGAAGACGGCCTGCGTGTCTGCTACGGCAGCGTCCAGGACGCTCGTGTTGACCGTGGTCTCTGAAGGTTCTCCAGGGTTCGTAAGCTCGACCAGGAGTTGCGTCGAGAGGCGCAGCGTCGCATTGACCTGGAGCGTCATGCTCTACGGGTCCGTTACGCTTGGCCCAGCGTCCAAGGTCTCGCCGCCAGACAAGGGCCCTTCAGCCACAAGGGTATCCGACAGGATCAGCGTCAGGACCGTTGCAGCGACGGTGGCCAGTGTATAGGTCCCGTCGTTTAGGATAGTGCCTGCCACTGTGAGTTGCTGGCCTGCTAGGTAGCCGTCGGCGACGAACGACCCCGAACTCGCTGTGATCGTGTCCGGGTTGACGTCAGCAAAGGTCAGCGTGCGACCGCCGGAGGCTACCACCTGGGTGGCAGCAGGAACGTGCGGGAGATAGCGCCCATAGGCGCGCCATAGCCACTTCTGGATCTTGGAGTCGCTGCCAGCGAACGCGTCTGTTACCTGGATCTGATCGTCAAGCAGGAACTTGCTCGCGAGCGATCCTGAGAGGTGCCACCAGGTCCCGTCGAAGGGCTCCATGGTCCCAAAGTAGACCTCGTCTATCAGCACCTCCGCGTCATGGCCGGAGAACGAGAACTCAAACTCAGCGTTAGCCTGGTTGAAGCTGGCAGCCCAGAGATCCTCGTCCCTGTCGACAATCACAGAGTTCCATGCGCCAGCCACGAGCCCGGAGAGCGTGACGGCCTGCGTAACCGAGCCCCACTTGATCGTTAGGGTGCCAGCGGTCAAGGCAGCGTCTGGTCTCACCCAGACCTCTGTCAGATATGGGACGTCTGCCGCCAGCTGGAGCCGGTTGACCGAGAAGGCCTGTGTGACCGTTCGGACGGCTCCCGTCTGGACAGCCAGACTCGTAGGATTTGGGTCGCCAACGGCGTCCCGCGCGAACAGGTTCCGGTCCAGTTCGTAGCCCGTAGGATCGTCGAGGGTCCAGCCGGTAATCGTGTCAGTCACGATCAGCGGATATCGGCCAGCTGCGAACTGCCCTGCAATTGCAAATTGGCTGAAAGAGGAGTTCCGAAGCAACGACGACGAAGAGTCTTTAGCGAAGAAGTTCCGGCGGATAGCGCCAGACGAATCAGCCTCGAGCGAGTCAACGCCAGCGTTACCGCCTCGGAGTTCGAAGACCTCGCGGAACCTCTCGGCTCCTGTGTTCTCGTCTTGGATACAGCGGAGCGTCTTGGTCTCTACGAACTCGTTTTCAAGGTCGTATGCGTTCTCGTCCTTGGACAGACGCACCAGCACGCCCTTGCTCGCGCCGAACGAAGGGATAGCACCATAGGTGATCCCGCGGCTCTTTACCGTCTTCGAATTGGCCTCAAAGTATGCGTATATTCGATCCAGTGCAGCCTGGGCCGCGCGCTCTGGGGCGTTAACTATGTGGTGGGTGTAGGCCGTCAGGATCGGGCTGAGGACTGAGGGTCCAGCGCCTACACCTGAAGCTATCCGAGACCGGAAGAGTCGAGCCCCTGCTGCTTGTGCGGCAGCAAAATCTGACTCCAGGATCTGCACGTAGGCGTCTTCGTCCGTCGCGACCGTCTGCTGCGCTAGCAGGTTGTCAATCAGCAAGACACCAGCCCTAAGCTGGTTGTCCATTTCTCCTTCGGTCGGTGACGCCACGGGCTACCTCTAGTTTAGGTTGTCGACCTGCTTAGACCGCCGTCGCTTGGGCTTCAGCTTGACAGGTGCCGCTGGCTCAAAGCCCGCGGCTTCCTTCTTGGTGGCAGCCTCGACCTCCTGAACGTCTTCCGTCGACTGGCCCATGGTGTCAGACAGGCTCGGGTATCCGGCCTTCTCGTATGGGTTCTCCAGGGTGTCTAGAGGGACCGCATACATGAGCCCAATGATAGGGCGGTCGTTGTCCATTTTGCGGTAGTTCCGCGCGCGTGTGTCGTGGATCCTCGAGCGGCTCTTGCGTCCCTTCGTAGAGCGCACGACCTTATGAGACGCGGCCTCAAAGCACTTCTCTAGCTGGCCCGGTCCCATGCGGACAACTGCTCCGCGGACCTTTGTTCGTTCGGTCTCTGACCCGTAGCCGGTCACCTTCTCAGAGTTTCGCGGGAAGCATTGGCCGCCTGCGAAGATCTGGTGAACAGGGCAGTCGTCGTTGACGCCGATACGGTAGAGCTTCTCGCCCTTCTGAAGTGTTACTACTGGGGCCATTGGCTTCTCCTAGTCGTTAAAAAGAAGGGCCCGCCCACAGCGGACGGGCCCCCTCTGTCTCCGCATAACCAACAAGTCTAGTTGTTTACTTTGACCGTGCCGTAGGCAGTGTTAACGCCGTATCCGGCACGCATGTCCAGCAGGGTCGCGAGGATCCGGTACCGGCGAGCTCGCTCGCTGTTCTCGCGGGTCTCGTCGATCATGCGCGGTGCGCGCCGCATGGTTTCGAAGACGGGCTTGGGGTCCACGCCGGGGAAGAAGATATAGTAGTCGTTGTCCGTGATCCGCTGGGTAGACCAGAGCGTCATGGACATTCCAGACTCTAGAATCGTGTTCGTGACGGCCTGGCCGCCGCCGCCTCTATCGACCGTCCTGCCCTGAATGAATGCCTCGCGGAACACCTCTTCGTTCTGCACGCCATAAATTACCAGCGCGCCCTGGTCGAGGTCTGCGTCGTTCAAGAGCGGCTCGCCCTCGGTGTCTTGGAACTGCTTGGCTTGCTCGCACGCTGACCAGAAGTCAGAGCGCACCGCGCCAGACGTTGCCACGCCCGTCCCTGTGATCAGGTTCCCGTTGACCACGCCGAAGCGCGGGTTTGCGCCTGCAGTCGTAGCGTAGAGCGCTGCGCCGTCGGGCGCCGTCGGGATAGCCTTCAGCAGCCTGGCGTCCGCCGTGCCTTGGAGGATCTGGAAGAAGACCTGCTCGGGAAGTTGCGCCGCTCTGATCGCCAGCTTGCGTGCGACCTCTCGGATATCGCCCAGCTGGATATCTTCGATATCTTCCTCGTGGAAGCCAATCGCTTTCCCCCAGGTCAGGTTCTCGACGCTGTATGCAATCGCGCGGAATGCGTCCTCTACAACGGCCTCGCCACGGTCAATCCGCTCAATGACGGGCGGCGACTCTAGGTAGCCGAACCGCTCGCGGCGCTTGCTTGAGGAGATCCCCAGCCGCATAGCACTAGCGAGGCTCGGGTGACGGCCTACCGTGTCTCGGTAGGTCGAGAGGAAGGTCGCGTTGATATCTCTGAACAGGTCGTCAGAGGTAATAACTACTTCGGGCATGTCGTCTCCTGCTGCTGGGTTCTAGTGGACTGGCCCGCCGTTAGGCGATACCTACCCGAGTTCCGAAGGCGGTCGTAGCGCCACCGGCGATCGTTGCATTGGCGAGGATTCCAAGGAGGAACTGCGCTTCCATTCCGAACTGCCAGACGTCAGCCTCAGCCGCTGCGGTGACGTCGAGCACGACGCCCATAGGCGGCGTGGTCCCCGGGTCGGTCAGGACGAGCGGCGGGCCGGAGTCCGCGGCCCATACGAGCTTGCCGAAGTCCGCAGCCGTTGTGGTAGCGCCAGTGACGGCGATCCGCTTCAGGACTCGGCCAGCCCCGTTGAAGTTGTTTTCAACCGTGCCGTCGCCCAGGGCTTCGTCGGAGTACTGCCCGCCCATGAGCACCTGGCCCTGGAGCGCGGCATATGTGATCAGGAAGCCGTCGCCCGCTGCTGCCGCGGCTGTTGCAGCTGCAGCAAACTGACCGGCGAAGGTCTGAACCGTGCTCAGGATCGGGTGGCCTAGACGAACGTCAGGGCCTGGAGACTCAGGGAGCGGATCACTTCGGGTGGGATCAGTCATAGTGTCCTCTGCCTAGCGCGTCAGCGCGGGTGTAGTCTTCACGCCCAGAAAGGCGTCAGGGTTGCTGTTGGCCGCGACGTAGTCGTTAAATTTGACCGGCGACTCGCTGCGGCTCCACGAGCCGAACAGGTCTCGAGCGGTCGAGAGCGCCTCCGGGCCCTGGGCCGCGAAGGCCGCGACCTCTGGCGGATCCATTGAGCTCGTGTGCGGGTTGATTTCGCCAGTCCAGTGGGTAGGCGGATCGCTCGGGCCAATCCGCTCCATTCCCTGCGCATAGCTCAGCGCGGCGTCGAGGCCGCCCTTAGCAGCCGCTGCACGGAAGGTGTTGACATGATCGACACCGAAGCCCGCCGCCTGCAGCTGGCTTGCTTTGGCCTCGATCTGCTGGCCCGCCAAGAACTCGCTAAAAGTCCGCTCCATGCGGTCCATGCGGGCCACGAGCGCGTCTTGCGCGCCTTGGGCTGCTAGCTCTGTAGCTGTCGAGGCCTGCTGCTCGGGCTTGGCCTCGGCTGGCGCTGCCTCTGCTGAGAAGAGGCCCATTCGCTGGCCCATGCCCTGACCCATACCCTGCTGCTGCATAGCTGGCGCGGGTTGCTCTGCGGGAGCCTGCGGGTTAGGCATGCCCTCCTGCTGCGGCTCAATCACCTGCTTAAGCAGCTGGAAGATCTGCATGAGGACCTGTTCCGCATTGGCCGCGAAGGTGGCCTTAGCGTCGGTGTCGGCTTTTCCAGTAGCCGTATTAGGCGTAGTCATAGGGGCCTCCGTGACGTAACGAGCAAGTGACCGGACACGATCGCCGGTCTGAGAATAGGCCAGGATCGGTCCACCTTTGGCAAGTGTGGTGATCCTGGTGCCGCTGTCGATTGGCGCCTTCGCCTCTGCGACACGCAGCAGGGGGAATCTGAAGAACGGGACCTCGTCGTCGAGCAGAGCCAGAGAATCAATCTCCTTCTCGTTAACGTCGAGGATCTCCACGCTGCGGTAGGAGAGCTCGCCACGCTGGATCCGCTCGAACACTGCAGGCCTGACGCCCACCAGATCAGCGAAGACCGTGGGAACCTCCTCGCCGCCGTGCATAATCGAACCGATTCTCGTTAGGCGAAACTTGCCCGCGGCCTCTGCTACTTGAGCGTCGCCGTGGTGCCGGACGTGAAGCGGAGCTAGGTAGCCCTCTGCCTGCCGTTGCTGCGCTGTGGCCAGCGCGCCGTGGAGCCAATCGACGCCGAACTCTAGTTCTTTGTCATTCCCTCGAGTGTTAACCGAGAAGATTGGGACGTCAAAGATTGTGAAGGTCCCGTCAAGCCCCTTGGCGTGGCGATAAACGGGCGGACTGCCTGCGGTAGGTCCCATGTCCGAACCGTAGGGCCTAGACTACGTCAGTGTCCATGTCTACTATGTCGGCGTGAACATTGGCGAGGAAAAAGCCACCGCCCGGGTCTGTTTTCGAGCGACCCCGACACAAGAGCGAGAGATCAGGTACCGCGCCAACCACGAGCGCAGGTCAGTCAGCGAGTGGATCCGCCTCCGAATGGAGCGCGTGCTAGAGGCTGAGCCGCCAATTGATCCGCCGAAGCCTCGAGGCCACCGCGGAGCCTAGCCCTCCTTCTCTAGGGTCGGGCAGTCGCTCTTGTGGTCTAGCGGGGCCTCTCTCACACCGCAGTGCTCGCAGGCCATGCCCATTCCGCAGTTCGTGCAGCCCCCGTAGGCGTCCCAGCGCTCACACTGGCAGTCTGGGCACTTGGGCTTTACTCGAGCTACCAGCCGGGCTGAAGCGTCGGTCAGCTGCAGGAGAGACGCCTGTATCTTCTGCGCGTTCTCCTCGGCCTGCATTCTGCGCCGCCGCTCTTCGGCATAGTTCTTACGGGCTTGCTCGAGTAGTTTTCCCCAATCGGTCATAGCTAGCGCGCGCGGAGGGGTTGACCAGCGGGCGTCGGCGACGATTCCCTGAGCCCAAACAGAGAGAGTGGGAACCAGAGAAGACGACACCCGCTGGCTTTGAATGCCCCGGGAGGTATCCCGGCAGGCATTGCTAGAGTGCCACCAGGGTAAGACGCTAGATCACGCCGCCCTTGACTATAGAGACTGTGAGGAACAGGGTTCCGCCCACGCTCACCTCAAAGTCTATAACGTCCCCTAATTTAGCTTCCCACACTAAAGCGGTGCATTGGCCCGCGGCCAAAGCGTTGAGAAGCAAATCCCTAGAAACAACGCCGCCCCTAGTGTGCTCAATGGTCAGATCCGCTGCTGCCGAATGGTTGACCGAGATACGCAGCGCCGCCGACTGTGGCATGACCAAGGGCTCTGCTGGAGTGCCTAGGTTCGCGAACACGGGCTGGCCCGCTACCGCGGTTACCTCGAATAGGTCACCGAGCGTGACCAGGCTTTGAAGACTCGTCATAGGCTATTCCTCATATCCCAGCATGACACCGGACATTGTCAGTGTGCCCGTTGCCTCGTCCCAGAACACGCCGGACGAAAACGGCAGAGGCTCCGCGAATGCGTGAGCAATCGTGGTTACTGTCGAGGAGCCTGCGCCAGGGTCTGGAACGAACAGCGGAAGCACAATCGCTCCGGCCACCGTGAGCCCGTCTCTGATCAGCAGCTGGCCAAGGTTGTTTGCTGTTTGCTCGACTGTCACCAGTAGGTCAGTAATGTAGAGAGTCTTCCCGCCCGTCACCGTATACTGCAGCGTCGGCGCAGTGATCGCATTTGTGACGATCTGGATCGGCGTCCTGCCCGGCAGTTGCGAGGGGCGAGCGCCAGAGACAACCTGCAGGTTCTGGAATGTGCCAGCAGCGTTCGTGGTCGGTGCAACCGACACATTGTTGTATCC